ATTCTTTTGACCCGATCCATCCTCCGAACTATATACCCAGTAACATGTAACTTCTCCATCTTCTGGAATTATAGAATTAGAAAGTCTTAATACCGGAATATCCGGAGCAGATGCAAGTTTAATATGAGCTGTAGGAGAATATGTACCAAATGTCTGAACACCATTTGTAGTTTTTATTAGTCGAATTCGAACCCACCAATCGCCAGTGCTTAAGCCCGAAATATTCCACTGACTCGGACGCATGTTCTCTATAATATACGTCTGTGGCGGATCAGTAGACTCCCAAGCATCCTCATGATTGGCCCAGCTGATTTCTGCACTGTCTGCCGTATCCCAAGTCCATTTCCATTTAACCTGAATCGTTCCGGTTGATGGCGAAGATAATGCTGGTTCACCAGCTGGAAGTGGAACAGATCCACCATCCCAAAGTATTCTTTCGGACTCCATAAGTGGCATACCGATAGTATATTCAACAGGATCTTTAGTTGGGTCAAGAGGTCCCGGAATCGGTGAATAGTCAGCAACTAAAGCTCGTACACCAAAATCGACTTTTCCAGTCCCCCAATCAGGTGACTTAAATCGTACAGTTGTTTCATTCCATGGAATAATACCAACCACTTTATTGCTATTTGGATCATCACTTGTACGATAATATACTGCCAAATATGACCCCTCAACGCCATTATTGTCAGCACTTACCTCGATTATCCCAGTCGAAGCATATGTTTCAGCATTTACAGTCAAGCCAGTCGGCATTTCCAGTTTTCCAACACCACCTTTAGCGATGATTGGCACACCATTAGTTTCAATTCCATCATGTGTTGTAACAACACGAACAAATAAACAATTATTGTTATGTATTGGTGCATTTAGTTCAAATGGAACTGAACCACTGCCACTAATATCTGCAACCTTGGTACCTGGGAAAATATCATCTGGTGTTGCTAATCTAAATCTACGAGTCTGCGTTTCATCTTCAGTAACAACTGGCGGATCGAGTTCAGAATATACTTCCGGAGAACCGATTGCATACTCTATGGCACTTCCCTCATTTGGCCTCGAAAAGTCTTCTGGGGAATCCCAAGTAGCAATAACTGTCAGCCCTCCGGTTGTATTATTAATGGACGCTTCCGCTGATGTATTTTCAGCTCTTCCCGGCCTAGCATATACATGGGAAGCATATGCTAAATTTTTAGAATCTCCAGCCGGTCCTCTAGCCTTGATCCTAAACCATCTAGTATATGAATAATCTAAGACATTAAACAAAGAGGCATCTTCTTGAATCGTGACTGTTCCAGAAGTTTCTCCAGGAGTGAAAGTACCATAGCAAGAATACTTCTTATCGCCTTCTCGAGCTGTGAATTTTACTCTAGTTCCATCTGGAAGAGTATATCCACCCTCATTTGCCGTGGCTGGTATGTGGGTTTCTTGGTCAGTTCCAAGACGATCCTTCCACATTTTACTGTCTTTACCGTTTGATCTATTAGATTTCGGCTCTAAAATCGATTCCCAATAAAAATCGTAAAAACATTGTGCGCTCGAATCAACTCTCGATAAATCGAAAGTGAATGTTGAAACATTATCCCTATCGCCAAGAGCCTCTGAAACGACCGGATCAGGTGGAACATTCAGTTTATATTCTTTCTCCGCCCACTTTGACCATGAAGGATTAAATTTCTTTTTCTTCTTTTTTACAGTTTTTTCATATTTTTCACGATTTCCCTGAAGAAAAACTTTAATACTAGATAGTTTCTTTTTCTTTTCAACTGGATACCAATCTGAAAACTTTGTAGTATAAAATTGCTTTTTTGTAGTTTTCTTACCAAGTGTGATTTTATACTCGACTACTTTATTACCCTTTTTCTTCTTTTTCTTCTTGGATGATGCTGCCTTCTTATACTTTTCGGGCGGATTTACAACATAATAACCCTTTTGGCCATCGTTATAATCCTTATCAGCAATTTTCCAAGAGATAGAAAATTTCATATTTTTTGTCAAGGTATTTATCGTATCCGCTCTAGTGATGCTCAGACCACTAGGCGCTTTGGTTTTTTCTTCTGACTTAGCCATTTATAGTGTCCTCGCATTCAAACGGAAGCTACGAATAAGGTCGTCAGCAAATCCTTCTGGATCAGCTGCTCCATCAACTGTAATATAATTGTTAAGCGATCTGGAATTCATGGTATCAGTCATATCACCAATTCGTTTAGCTAGCTTATTAATTGCTGTGTATTCCGGTGAATCTCCTCGATTCTGGAAACCAGAAGCTGCCATCTGCGCATTCATCATGCCAGTTAATGGGGTGGATAGACCAAAACTGCCGCCCAAAATATCATTGATACCATCGGCGCTTTTCCGAACATTTTCCAAATCTACCACCGGGGTAATTGTAGGGTTAAAATCTAGATCTACTCCGGAAGCATCAGCAATTATTGACATAGCATCAGAAACAGAATTAATACCACCAGATACCATATCCCTTGCTGCCATAGCAACCTTACCGGACAGTGATCTTAGACCGACAATATATCCCTCGTCTGCCCATCTACCAAGCTTAGCAAACTCCTTAGATGGTGAATGTGAATCTTGTTCATCTTTTGCAGCTCTCTTAGCCTTCCTTACCATATCAGCGGCAGCCTTAGCACACTTCTCGGCATAATCGTCGATACCCTTCTTAAAGCCATTAGCAGCATCATGACCATAGTCCTTAAAGTCACTATATGTACTAGTATATGGCTTCTTAATGTCATCATACATATCCTTAGCCGGCTTAGTCGCTTTCTTTTTATTCTTTTTAATGCTGTCGCCGTAGGCCTTAGGAACCTGCTCTGCGGAATCACCAATTGACTTCTTCAAATCCTCTGTAGGTACTATTCCGCCTCCAGAAAATAAGTCGCCAAATGCACCTGAAAGTTGGTCCTTATTATCAAGAATCGCATTTCCTGCATCTCCTGGGAAATTCCCGAATAGCGATGTAACGTCCCCAAGATTACTCTCAGTAGTTGTCGTCATATCGATGCCAAGACTATCCATAGGATCCAAAAGCTTAGACTTATCTGCGGCAATAACATCTCCACCTTCAGACATCCATCCACTCAGAATACCTTTAAATTCCTCTTTCTTTTCGCCAAAGGCATTTGATGCTTCCTCAGCTTTTTCATCCATAGATGTCTTAAGATCATCATCGCCATCAGCAGCCTCTTTCATTCCATCCATGTAGCTTTTGACAGTATCCTTACCCTTATCTTTAGAGAAGAATCCTTTCGCCTTCTGGATGAGACCGCCTAAACCGCTTACGATGGCAGACCCGAACGATTCAAATGCGCTTCCAATTTTATTAAGAAGCTCACCGCCAAAGAATGCATCGACAACAAGGGCAATGGTTGCCAAACCACCAGCAAGCAATAATAGCCCAACTCCACATGCGGCAAAGCCAAGCCCAAGTACAACAACACCTGCTGCTAAAACGACTACAGCAATAGCTGCAACTAAGAGTGCGGCACCAAAAGCCAGAACGCCTCCTGCTAGAGATCGGAAGGACTTTGCTAGTTCGTCAGCAATCATTTTGATTACGTTGAGACCCTCTGCTAAAGCGCTTTGATCAACATTCGATAAAAGCATCAACAATGGAACCAATGTTGCTAATGCCATGGTAAGAAGCATTGCGCCAGCTCCTGCTGCTAAGAATGCAATTCCTAACAAAGCGAATGATGCACCAACTATAGCCATGCCAGCACCTAAATAACTCAGAACAGCCATAGCAGCACCAATAGCAACTAATACTACTACCAATCCAGCTATTCCCTGAATAAGGTTCGTAAATGGTATCATTGATAAAACAGTTAATGCCCCAGCGAATACCACCACTGCAAATGCAACACCTAGTAATCCTATCGCATTCTTAGGTCCTGCAACCTCACCAAATAACTTGAAGACGCCAAGAACAACCAATAACGTCGCACCGAGTTTTAAAAGTCCAGATGCAAACGCTAGAAGATCTATACTGGCATAAACGTTAATTGCTGCCCAAAGGATCAATAGAGATGTAGCAACTTTAAGAAGGCTTGAACCAACATCTCCAAACCCTGTACTTTTTCCTGTAAATATAGCAAGCGCTGCCATCAATCCAAATAATGCTGCAACTGCTATACCACCTTGTTTAAGTGTATCCAAATCCATAGTTCCAATCGCCTGTATAGCAGAAACCATAATTTTAATAGCAGTACTAATTGCAATCATGGATAAGCCAGCAGATTTAAGACTTGCTTCCATCTTATCAATCTTACTAAACTCGAAGGCAAGCAAACCAAATGCGACCATCATTCCAGCTAATGTTCCTATAATTGCTAGGAACTGCTCTGGACTATGTGAATCGTAAACAGCCGCAATTAACGTCATGGATTTTGTTACCATGAGAACTGCAGCTCCTATGGCTGCCATTGCACCGCCCATTTCCAGAAGCTTCTTTTTATTATTCGGGTCAATCTTTATTTTATTCAATAAAGCCATTGAGAGAGAAAGAGCAAGCAAAGCGCCAATTGTAGCTATGCCTCCTTGAATAAGATCGCCCATATTCATCTTTGATAAAATAGCTAAAGCCCCTGCAAATATAAGTAAAGATGTAGTAATTCCAATCAACATGGTCATTCGACTAAAGGAATTACCTACTTTTTTAAAGGCATTTCCAGCCTCGGTGAATGCATGGCCTAGCCCTTTAAATAAGTTAATAGTATCTTCAGCTGCTTCAAAAGTCTTCTTTACTTTAGCTATGGTTCGAATATAAGAAAAAGACATGGCAAGCATACTGAGTGCAGCGACAATCTTTTTCTTATCGCCAGCCTCGAGCGCCTTATAGAAGGCTTTAATTTTATCTCCAAGATTTCCGGCAACACCACTAAACATGGCACCGAGCTTTTTAATAACATCGCCAAATCCAGAAAGACGTTTTACCATCTTTGAATCGCCGATTCCCTTAAAGCTATTGGAAATATTCTTACCGAAATCCTGAGCTTTAGCTTTTCCACCGCCAGCCATAGCGGTCATGAAGGTTTTAAATACATCTATAAAGCCAGCGATCTTCGATTTAATCTTATCGAAAATATCACCAAATGACTTAAAGCCCATTAACTTTGGAATATACCCTATCAAATCCTTGATTAATATACCTATGACTCGAATAGCTACCTGAATACTCCCCGCATCATGAAGATTTTTGAAAAATCTGCCAATCGAAAATGCAAACTGAGACATTCCTTGTGCAGCTTTTACAATGTATGGAGCTATATAAGTAGCAATTGAAAGGCCAAGCCTCGTCATGAAGTTTGTAAATCGGTCAATACCATTAATTATCTTGTCTGTTGGGACCATCGATACAATACCAAGACCGAAAGCCTTCATCATATCAACTATATTCCCAACGGGTTTAAATACCCTGATATATGAGCGAATAACTTCAACCATGTTCTTAAATCCGGCAATTAGTCTATCAAGACCGAGACGTCCAGTAACTCTCATGAGCTCCGTCATTCTAGCTTTAAACCTTATAAATGCAGCAGATACCTCATCCAAACGTAATAACTCATATATGGTCTTTCCAAAGCCATGTATCTTCGAAGAAAAATTACTAAAGAAGCCATAAATCTTCGTTCCACCTTTTGTCATGGCAGAACTCAGCTTATTCATAGTAACTTGAAGTTTAGTGAAAATATAATCTAATCTAAGGAACTGAGCTATAGACTTAAGCCCACCATACACTTTACTTGCGAACCAAGTAATATTCTGTGCTGCCTGGTCAAGAATACTACCAAATCCAGAAAATATCTGGGCAGCCATTCCGACTGAAGATAATACAACTTTGGCAAAAGGCTTTATAGCCCGATAAGCCATTGTAACTACTTCAACAGCAACCTTGCCCACAATAATTAAAAGTCTTGCTAATAGACCAAGTGGTGTAAATATCGCTCTAACGATAGCCTGGATACTAGTTAATACCGGCTTGCTAAATACAAAAGCCTTGGTAAATTTTTGTATACCTTCCGTAACGTCAGCAATATTACTAAGCGCCAATTTCGGAAAAGCTTCTATGATACCTTTTCCAATAGCCCCAAGAAGATTTCCAAGAGCGGCTATTACATTCACAAATGTCTGTGCAGCAGCAGTAACTATCCTATACATATCAGGATTCATTACAGCTTCGCCGAAGTCATGGTAAACTTTACGGCCATCAGCAAGAGTCTCGAAATATGAGACTGTACCATCTTCATTTTTTTCAATCTGTAGACCAAGTTCTTTCCAGTTGTCTTCGTTATACCTCAGAATATCTTTATTCTCATCAAGGCGCACAAAAAGCTCCTGAAAAGACCAACCAGCCTTCTGTACATTAGCTGCCAAAGTTCCAGCAAAAGGCTTAGCATATCTAGTAACCTTATCGCCGTTTTCATCAATGTATTCTTCAAGCTCTTTAGTAGAACTAGTAAATGGCTTAAACACGGAATTAACAGCGTCTACTGCTGGAACCAACGCATTAAATGCATCTCGTAAGAACTCGAGTTTCACTGCCATTGGTTCAGCACCAATTCTAGCAAGAGCCGCTCTTAAATCCTCAAGAGCACCGGTATACATCGTTGTAGATTTCTTAGCCTGAGCGCCATAAAGTTGGTCCATAGCCTCAGCAAACATATCATAAGAAATCTCACCAGCAGTAACCGCCTCACGAACTTCGGCCTCCGTCATATCGAAGACTTTACCCATGTCAGCAGCCGCATTAAGACCTCTGCTCGACATCTCCTGAAGAGTATCGCCCATAACTCGACCATTACCAGCAACTTTAGTAAATATACGACCCATGTCTGCAAATGACGAGTTCGTCATAGCTGCAGCACCAGCAATAGCCCTAGTACCCTGCTGAACCTCTTCTGATGTAGTTTTACCAGAAGCAGCAAGCTGGCCCATTACGACAGCTGCCTGATCCAGGGAGAACGGTGTTCCCTGAAGCTCTGGTAGAATATCACTATAGATTACACGATTTACTTCTTCTGCTGATCCAAGAATACCCTCAAGCTGGAACTTAGCCTGCTCGAGATTCATAGCCCTGGACATACCGCCTTCCATGACATCTCCAATGACTTTTTTGAGACCGTTTTGCGCAAAATCCAACGCGGCATTTTTCAGTCGCATAAATGCCATATTACCCAGAGATTCCATGTTGGCCATTTGGCCGGCAATATTATCAACTGCTCGACCGACGTCATTTAGTGTGTATTGGTAATCATCGGCAGCCTTTCCTAATTTATCTAACCCTTTTCCACTACCCTCAAAATTTAGTTTCTCTTTAAATTTATCGAGAGTTTGCATAGTTTTGGCAACGGCTTGTTCAAATTGCGCGTTGTCAAATTTCATCTCGACAACTCTGTTCTCAATATTGTTCAAAGATCCATTACCTCCTTCCATACTTCCTCTGCGATTTTGTCAAATACCGCCTTCATAGCCGGATTAATATAATCTCGCCCATGAACATAGCCACCAGTTCCAGTTCCATGGCCATACTGAAGAAGAATGGCTACATTTTCGCCGTCATTGACATTAGTGTTAATCCATGAAATAGTTGCTTCTTTACCGGTAATTTTTACCTCATAATCCCAACTAATGGATGTTTTACCAGTATCAATAGGGGTATTTTCTTTAAGGGCAGTTACACCTAACTGAGCTAACTGATCTAAATGCTTATAAATATCACCTTTTTTCAATTTCTCAAGAAAATGCTCAGTTTTCGAAAAATCCCCTTTATTCTCAAATTTTATAGACGACATCGAGCTACCCCATAGAATGTAATTTCTGTCTTCTAGCAGCATTTAATGCCTGATTCCGAGACATGATTGTTGCCTTATTCATCTTTTTAGGCGGTTTATTCTTTTCATTGCACACTCTGATTAATGTCATTAATCGATTGAAATGCCATTTTTCACAAGAAAACGGAATTTGTAATGCAACCATATAATAGTAAATAAGTTCAGCAGTAATCACATCTCGGCCAGGCGGTCTATTATCTTTAGAAAACCACGTTGCCGTCATAGGACGTTCCATATAATTTAAAATATCATTGTAGTTTTCATTAGTAAGAGCATAATAAACCATTGGGTCAACATTCTGCGTAATTGTCATGCACCGTATATAATCTCGACTTTCTTCCATAGTCTTTCGATCAGTGCGTGAAAAAAATGGTTTTTCCCATTTAGCCTCCCATTTAGCAATGGATAATAAAGAATGTTCTAAAACCAATTTTTGCTCTTTTGTTTTAAAAAATGTTTCAGTAACCGGATCAAATGATTCCATTTCAGGGACTGTTATAGTAAGCATCTCTAGTCCCTCCTAAAAGTCAGGCTTTTGCTTTGTCAAGAGCTTTTTGCCTTGCTATTTCATCAGACAAATCTTTAGGGATGAGTCCATTAATAAACTCAGCAATGCCTGTTTCACTACTATTTATAAGTTCCATCATCAAAGCATCAAATGCCGCTGTCTGTTCAAATTCGTCTCTAAGTCTTACGATATGCCCATCAATAGTCTTCTTCTTAATAAACGATCTTCCATCAGCAGATTTCTCTCCATAAGCGGACAGGACGATCTCTTTGAACATCTCATAAATTTTCTTATTATCTTTTTCTTCGACTATCTTCGCAATATAATTCTGAAAACCGCCTCTTTCAGATATTTCCATCTGAGTCAATTCATTCTTAGATAAATGAAAATAGCACTCGTCTACCTGCTTTTCATCGTTAAAGTCTACATATTCTATTTTCTTCTTTAACATAAACTGCTCCTTTCATATAAAGACCCCGGGCTTCGAAAGTTTCCGGGGTACGTTCCAAAATATAATACTTAGATTACGGTTCTACAGTCTTACCACTAAGAATCCTGATAACCTCGTCCGGCAGAGGGAGTCTAGCATCATCAGCTTCAGTAGCTTCAGTAGTGTCAGTAGCTCTCTTACCATACAGAACTTCTTCGAGTGCTTTAAGCTTAGCTGCGTTCTCACCAGTAAAGTTTGTCGAATCGATTGTCAGGCATGCCGTATTCTTATAGCCAGTAACAGCAACTGGTGTAGTAGTCATTTCCCAACTGAAAGTAATTGCCTCAGGTGAATCATTTACGGTCTGATAACTTCTCTCAGAAGGGGACGCAGTAGCATTATAAATAAGATGGATCTTATAACCATACTCATCTCTCTTATCATCGTTTCCGAGAATTGTTCTATAGCAAAGTCCAAAAGGCTTTCTTGGCTGCTGTCCGATCCTCAGACCTTTAACTGGCTCTGCTGATCCATCGCACTCTGCAAATTCATCAGGATAGGTATATGCTTCAACAGTAGCACCAAATTCCTCAGCAGCTCTCAGCTCCAGATACTTCGAATCATCAGCATAAATCGGGTTTGCATCAGCTCCAGACGGGCTCTCTGTTACTGCCGTAAGACCGTTCCAAACAACCCCCTTTGGATAGGTTCCATTAACCTGCGGATAAAGAACACCCATCTTAACTCCGGTTTCATAATAATGTTCACCGGTAGCATCCCATTCAAGTTTTGAATCATTCCACTTCATGGATTTTCCTCCTAATAATTATAAATAGTAAAGTACAAAACTATAATGCACTAAATTGTCAGAATTATAGACTCTTTCCAAAGAACAATACTTAAAAGACTCGAGCATCTTTTTAATCCAATCTATGTCCGTAGACTTATCAATGATTGTAACGGAATAGCAAGGCATTATCCTATAATTCGAATCATCAGCAAAACGCTGATTAACTCTATAAAGATCATACAAAATGCACGGATACTTAAGTTTTATACTCTCTGGGGGTTGGAAGTATCTATTTGAGATATCGAGTTTTTCCAAAAACTTATTATGTAACTCGATTCTACTCTCTTCTAGCGAGTTCGCCATTATAAACACCTCCAATACTAAGAGAAAGCCTTGGGTGATCCGGGGTTACCGAAGTTACTGCCCAAGGCGTTCCATCTATAATAACGTATCTTATTGTATGCTTATGTGATATGAGGTATGGGTCGGCTACGATACTAACATCTGCCCTAATAGTCAAATCGTCATTGACATTACTATTAGGATTCCAACTTCTTGAAAAACTATTCAATTCTCCAAAGTAATTTTTAGCTGTCATGACTTCTTCCCATACCCCAGGCCTAGTTTCCTGAGTCTCTACGTAGCCGATCTCGCCATAAAACTTAGCCATTTTGATTACCTCAATTAAGCACTAACTTTCTTAATAGTGACAGTGATTGCTGAGAACGGCTTGATAAGAGCGCCAGAGCATCTTGTCTCGATGAGGTATTTATACTGGTTGAAGTCAATGTCAAAGTCATCGAACAGTGATACAGCTCCACCCTTATCAGCACCAACATTATAGTCCTGAAGGTTTACAATTACGGCTGCAAGATCTTCATCATTGAGTTTCTGTCCTTCAAATACCTCAACCTCAACAATTCTGGATACTCTCAGAGCAGTAGTAAGTTCTGCAATTGATTTATACAGCTTGTGACCGATTCCATCTTCAAGAAGGAGCATCTCTGTCAGCATATCTGCAGTTGTAAACATGATTGGATTGCCCGATCCCTTATACTTCTTTCTGGATCTGATAACCTCATCGATGAACTTCTTAGCAATTACATCACTTGTGGCGTCAGACTTAACCTCGACATGAACCTTAATATTGAACAGGTCAACATCCTTAGCAATTGGTCTTACATTCTGCTCATGAATCTTATCGTCAGAATCTGTATCTCTACCATCACCGATAAGAATAGCCCTAGCAATTTCCTCATCGAGCATTATTCTCATCTCGCCCTTGATCCAAGCGACAACGTCGAAATCTGTAATGTCAGTAATATCATCTCTATCAAGTTTCTGCTTTTTGTAGATTGTCTGTGGGGTTGTTGTTCTCTTCAGAAGAGTAAATATTTCTTCCTTCTTCTGCTTACCCTTCATGTAACCCCTAGCACGAGCATCATCTTCAGTAATATTTGCATACTGAGACTTAATTCTGGAGAACGGTGTGTGATGGACGCCATTCATTACGACATCAACCCATCCAGTTTCTCTTTTAATCCACTCAGGCGGGTTATTGAGTGAACGTGGCTCTGGGAAAAGCATGTCGAGGTCTCTTACACCGTAAGTCTGGCTCGCTGTATCACTTGAAGGTCCAATCATGCCATCCATAGGAACTGCGTGAGCAAGAACTCCCTCTTCCATATGAGCCTCTACAGATTCTTTCAAGGTGCCGATCTTCTTAGCGTCATCAATGATAAGTTCCATATCCTCATGGCTCAGGAAGTTACCAGTCATCTCATCTCCATAAAACGCATTATGCTTCATATCTTCTTCATCCTCCTCGAAGTCTTCATCTTCGTAGTCTTCGTCATCATATTCTTCATCTTCATCTTCGTCTTCGTAGTCTTCGTCTTCGTACTCATCATCTTCATACTCAGCACGAACTTCTTCTTCCTTCTGGTCAAGAAGATAAGCTACTACCTTCTGCTGTTCAGGATCCATTTCATCAATTACATCCTGTACGGTTCTTTCTTCGTCCATTTCTTCTCCTTCCTCATCGGCCATTTCATCTGCTGAATGATAAAGTTCAAACTCAGTATACTTAGCGCCGGCTCCAATCTCAGCTTCGAAGAATCCATCTTCGGAATGCTCAAGATATGGCATATCAATGTATGCCCCTGGATTAGCACCAGCTAAAACTAAGCTTACTTCGCGAATTGTCCCGTGGAATACGTCACCGGTATTCTTATTTTCCTGAAGATTATTAGCATAAATAGAAAGTGCTGTAATATCTCCATTACGAACCATCTCTTTAGCATGCTGACCTTCTTCAGTATTATTAAATACACCGTATGTACGTACGCCTTTTGATTTGCACTCCAGTAATGCATGGCCTAGAACATTAGTTGGAGAATAGTGATCATGTGACCAAACCAGTGGAACTACTACACCATCACAGTCATTAAATGCATCTTTACGAATTGTCCTTCCATCTGCGCATTTAATGTCAAAACGGGTAGCCCAACCACTAAAGTCGTACTTTTTCTTAGCCATTTTGATTAACTCCTGTTACTTCTGGTATTTGGCTTACGGGCGTCATCATAGGGTCTTCTGCTGGGGGCATTGTTGCATTAGGATCACCCCCTGCATCCATAGGGTTCATTCCTCCAGCGCCCATCATGCCAAGCTGTTCTGGTGACTGATTAAGATTGCTATTAACGAGCATATCGGCCTTCGGATCATCGGATGGCTTAATCCCGATAACCTGTCTGATTTCATTTGAAGTCATGACCTCATTTCGAGTAAATTTATCAGCTATATCCGCAATATTGTTTACCGGAACAAGCCTAAATGGATCCTTAAAGAATTCAATGGACTGCCCCTGTGTTCTCGCAGTTTTCGTAAGGAACTTCCTTTTAAGTTCATCCGCTATAGCAGAAAGGATCGGCTCAATTGTTGAGTTATAGTAATTCAACATCGTTTTTTCGTCTGCGATTCCTTTGAAAATCTCTTCGGTTAAGCCTAACTGCCCATATAGTGTACTCGTTAGGTACTCGATTTGTTTCATAAGGTTGTTTTCGACAGGACGATTGAGCTGTGTTACCTTTTCTGTAGCAGATGTATAAGCGATTCCATACTTAGATCCTGCAAGTTGCATTTCAATATCACTGCGACGTTTCTCAGCTTGTGCTCGCCTCGTATCAGTCTTTACTTCATATGGAAGCTGGATAATAAGATCTAGCTTCCCAGCACTACTCTGCTCATCAATCGCATCAAGAAGATTAAGTTTCCTAATAAGCCTTTGCAGAGTAGAATTTGGTTCATTCATGACCGAATAAAATGGATTCTCAATTATTGCCACACTGCGTTTATGCATGATAATTTCACTAGGTCTTCCAGTTTCTTCATTATAGAAACGAAGCCTAACGTGTTGCGGATACCATGAAACTATCTTGGCAGTTCTCATCGCTGTTATGTCAAACGATCCAGTTTCATTAGGTCTAACATCTGTTTCTATAGGCATTAGTGCTACAACGCCTTCATCGAACATCGATACAACGGCGTCCTGAATAAAAGCACGTCCTGTTTGATCAATGTTCGCACTAAGCGACAAGACATCATTCAATCCAGAATCTACAACATCTAAAAAGCGGTCGTTTTCATCAAGATACACATGCTTGATATCAACAGCCGCTACATCCATTGCTATTCGATTATAAATTGAAGTTACTATTGATCGCTCATTACCTCTAGAAAGTTTTTTTCTATCTGGTCTATAAGAATAGGCCACCCCCATATTCTGAGTCACCGGCTCGGTTGGGGCTCTTGTTAGTGCGCTCCAAGCATGCTGAAGGCGATCAGTAAATCTATACTCTGACATTAACGCCTCCTATCTTCTTCGTCTTGATGCAACTGCATCCTCTACTGTATACTGTGCTGTTTTCTTAGCAGAATGGATACCATAGGATAAACGATTAGCCATCCTCTTCGATTTCAACTTCTTCTTAGTTTTTCTACTCGTTATGTCCATTTTATAACGAGTTCCTTCTTCACCCCTGATTCTTGTAACCGGCCCGATCTTTTTCTCAGAATACTTTTTACTAGTTTTTCCAGTATAAACATTTAACTGTCTTCTACCGGTGTTTTTCGAAGTGCGAGTTGAAACCGATATATATTTATTAGGATTTTTGCGACTTTCAATACCAACTTCGTGATACCTATAGGTTGAATACTTAGTTTTCTTTCCTGGATCAACATCCCCATATGATGATTCTCCCGTATCGTTATAAATCTTAAATGGGGACTTATGATGTTTCCATTTCATTCCCTTGACCCCATAATGCATAAGAAAATCACTAGATTCAGCACAACGACGCTCCAGATAATATCTATAGTCATTTTTGCTATACATTGTTCACTCCCTATCTGATTCGATTAGCTCTAGCCGTAGCTGTTCTTCTTCTAGCGGCTTGTCTATTACGAGTCATGGTCTTTCCATAATTCTGACTATCTACAGCCTGTGGGGTTCGTCTCTCCATTGTTTTACGTGTAGTCCTCTGCGTCGTTGATACTGGTTTCATTCTAGCATTTCTGACATTTGAAGCCCTTCTCTGAGCAGCTTGTCGATTACGATTTATAGTCTTTCCATAATCGCCTGAAGGATTGCTTGAAGGAACTGCCTGATGCTTTTTCGCATTCCTAACACCCTGCCTCGCTGCGGAGGAAACTACGGTTTTAGTCACCTGAGATGAAACACCTCGCTTAACAGAGTTAGCCTTTTTCTGAGCAGTATTTGTGACACCAGATGAATTCAGTGCCTTACTAGCTTTTTTACGAGCCGAATTAACAACATTATTTGCCTTTCGCTGAAGTCCAGATGACCGGACTGATTTCTCAATCGATTTTGCCCCTTTAGATGCACGTTTGCCAACGGAATTCGATGCCCGATCAAGTGCTTTTCTTGCAGAATTACCAGCACTTCTTAAGTTCTTTTCCGCAGAATTCATCGCTCTGTCAAACTTACGTCTTCTCTGGATTGAATTAATCTTTTTCTTAACACTTCCAACCGGAGAATTATTAATGGCTCTCTGAATTCTATGCTTTCGCTGAGCGGATCTAATTTCCTTACGAAGCGAACCGACTGGCGATCTGCTAATGGCTCTTTTAAGCCTTGCCTTTCGGCGCATAGCATTCATCTGTCTTCTAGCACCATTAACTCTACTGCGAACTCCATTAGCACCACGAGTAAACATCGAACCAGTTGATACACGAGCTCTATTGAGTCCGCCACCTATACCACCAAGTCCTTTAGCCATCCTCTCTCGTAGCCTCGGATCAATTACATAGTTGTGGTTCTTCCACTTCATCCCCTTGACGCCATAGTGCATCAAAAAATCATCTGAATACACTCTTTGGTCTTCAAGGTAATTTCTATAATCATTTTTACTGTACATAATTACCCCCAAGGACTCGATAACCTACGTTTACGTGTGCGATTATATGCCTTGCTAGCGCGCTTCGTTAAACGTTTAATATCCTTTTTCTGACCTTTATACGCATCACGCACTTCTTTCTTAAAGTCCTTTACACCGCGTTCAACTCTTTTTTTAGTTTTACTTCTAGAAACGTCTTTGGCTATGCGCTGGATATCCTTTTTCTGACCTTTATACGCATCACGCACTTCTTTCTTAAAGTCCTTTACACCTTTAGCAATACGGCGATCGATTTTATCTTGCATAGTGTTATGACTACGCAATCTTCTTTCAGCATCATCGAATGGTTTAAGATCGGACTTTCTTTTGTTAAGCCTCTTTTGTGCTTTATCCATCTTTTTCTGAAGTCTATCGACCTTCTTCTCGGCCTTTTTAACCTCTTTATCATATGGTTTTCTGTTCTTTTGAACCCGTTTAATCTTTTTTTCTCGCCATTCTTCTTTATTCGCTTTCATATCCCGTTGAAATTCTTTCTTTAAAGACTCGAATCCGCGGCGGCGATTCTTACGAGCTTCATCTGAAGTAAGAAAACGAAGAGGATTAGCGTACTTATGGTCTTTCCATTTCATACCTTTAACGCCATAATGCATAAGGAAGTCATCTGATTCTATACACTGGCGCTCGAGGTAATATCTATAGTCATTTTTGCTGTACATTATTGCCTCCGTGTCTATTATCCTCCATAAGAATATGTAGTGTGGATAGGAGTATGATTGTATAATCTCTGATTCTTTTCACTATACCTATACGACTTCTTTCTTCTATCCGTAGCACGTTTTACTGTGTGCTTTGTTCCTGTAGACGACTGATAATACTCATCTCCATAAAGGCCAAAGACTTTATCTTTTCCGTACTTAGTATTAAGTTCTTTTCTTTTAGCTCGCTGCTCTTTTCCGCCATATCTAGTTGTACTTCTAGTCTTATAAACTAAATCTGGATCATTTTTAACTAGATCTCGCACTTTCTTTTCCTGTTTTACAGCGTCTAAATAATCAGACATATAGGCATCAGCCTTTTTAAGTCTGCCTTCATTAGAATTATCTAATTTTGAAGCGTCTTTTCCTTTATACTCTTTTCTATTCGCTTTTCTTGATGTGTTCGAATATTCGCCCTGATACGATGCTATTTTTCTAGCAGCATAAGCTTGACGTTCGTCTAATGCGTTCAATTGTTTTTGATAATTTTTAGCCTTGTCTTTAATTTCTTTTACCTTAATCTTTGTTTCTGTTTTAGCAATCTTCTTATCAAGCTTAGTATTCTTATACTCAAGCTCTGAAATTTTAGCATTGAGCTTATCAGTCTTTACCTGTGATTTAGCAAGCTTACGCTCATACTTTCTCTTCTGATTGAGTTTTATCTCTCCAAGGGCGCCAATATGCTCATGTCTTCTCTCAGCTTGCTCAGCCTTTTGAGTAATCCACTGGGAATTAAGCTTAGAAAGTTTAGCCTTATACTTTTCTTCTTTAGCCTTCTGTTTCATTGACTTAGGCTTAGCAAGTTCTGACTGGTATTTTTTAATCTTTGCAGAGTTGCTGGCTTTCTTATTTTCTAATTTAGTTTTCTTTTTAGCCAGTCCCGTTTCTTTTCCGCCTTCTCCGCTCTTTCGCGGAACAGTATCATATGACTGATAGCGGCGGATACCCCATTTCATACCTAGAACACCGTGATGATATAAACATCCACCGGAGGTAAGAAGCTGGTGCTCAAGGTAATATCTATAGTCATTTCTACTATACATTCTTATCTCCTATTCAAAGGCATCCTTATTCGCCTTATATGCTATATATGCATCCATCATCGCTGCAACATTATCTATCTTCATTTCGTGCCTCTTCTTAAGAAGTTTGCGATTACCATTAGTATCCTCAAGAGTTATACAATTGCCCATAGCAAAAGTCATTAGCTCCTCATCGAAAAGAAGCATTCTATCAGATGCCAGGATCTTTAGTTCGCCAAGAGGTACTGACTCAGTCTTAGCTCCCTGTGGAACTTTCTCAATCCCAAATGGTCCATTCTCCTGACTCCATCTCTCAACGAACTCCTTGGCATTGTAAGGGTCGTAACCGAAGCACAAAACATCATATTCTCTATCAATGATATGTTGGTCGAGATCCTCAAATACAGCCATCATATCAAGAACCGTTCCTTCCATGATGATGAGACTACCTTCCTTAATAAACTCATCGTACTTGAGTCTCATGGCCAAAGGAAGATTATCAAGAGTTCTTCTTGTTATGTAACTCCTGGTCTTTACGCCGAAACATCCATTAGATAAAGGAAAGAGAAATGTAAATGCACAGAAATCATCACCCTGTGAAAGGTCAGCTCCAAGTGCACATGGCATTTTCCAGTAGCTTCTTCTTCTCTTATGTCTGAGCGTCTCTTCGTATGTAAAGAAGTAAGTATAGCCCTCCATTGGAATTCCAAATCTCTTCGCCAAGATATCGTTTCTGGCTGCTGGCGAATTCTCAGCTCTTTCAACATCGAGCTGATATGTTTCATAACTTACAGTCTTTCCTAAATTAGGATTAGCCTTAATCCACATATCTGGATCTGCTACTTCAGAAATGTCATCTAGTTTGTAATACCAAATCGAAACATGTGGATTCTCATACTCTCCTTTTAGGATTTTCATAAGTTCCATTTTGATTGTATCGCCAGAGCCATTTCTAACAGTTCCTTCAGAGCTTGTGGCAACAATTAGATAGTTATCAATCTTGGATGCACCTTGTTCTATGGCACCAATCGGATCTTCTCTAAGATCACCCGAAAGCCATTCATCGACGGTTGCTATCTTACATCTAAGTCCTTGGAGCTTATTAATACTTAGTGGACGAATCTCTAAAAGTGAACCAGTAAGAAAGTTCTCAATACCCTTCTTTGTGGATGCCAGTTTTGTTCGATTTGCTTTAGATCCTGTAGTATTCTGTAAAGATCCCTCCGTTAGGAACTGAAACAGCGGACCTCTTGCTCGAATAATAGATGTTCTGATTGGCGATAAAACCTCTTCAGAAAGTTTCATTGTCGGGGCTGTTGTAATCTGGTGAGTGGTCGATGTATCACAATTAAGAAAGAAACTCTGAAGACAAGAAGCATACATCGATTTTGCTGCGCCTCTTGCAACTATCAGATACTGTTTTGTCGTAAGACGCTTTTTAACTATCTTTCTTTCGTAGTGAACACCATGACCGCCTTCATTCGGCACTGGTACATCTTTCTCGACGAAGTACCACCACCCAAAGATTTGCTCAGCCCATAATTTAAATGTCTCAAGAAGATTGAGGTCTGTACCATCAGTAAGAGTCAATTCATTCTCGCAATACTTTATGAACCCATTAATAGCATTCTCGTCGTAATAAACTGCCGGATTATCTATGAGAGCATCTATGCGATTCATCTCCATAGAAATCTCGCGATTTACTGCTATGTCCCCTCGTATTACAGCATCTCTAAATTGGCCATAATAGTATGGAGTTGCTGTATTAGATAAAGACATAATTCCTCCAAATAAAAAACCGATATTCAGTCGGTTGGTAATCTAGCCAAACTATCCATAGCTGTTAATTCCTCTTATACGTATTTGGTTTTCCTAATCTCTTGCGTTTATCCTGCAGCTCTTTATATGAATCGCTTGACTCTTTTCTGTTTTTAGCTTGGGCATCTTTCTGACGATTATTCTGTTCTCGAATAACATCTTCAAGGTATGAGTCAGTTTTATCACCATATGTATCCTGATAACGTTCTTTTGTATACTTAAGACCATAATCAGTTACCGCTTTGTCTAATGTATTAACGGCTTCATCATGGGCGTTTCTTTCACGCTTCTCATCACCTCTTTCAACCTTACCTACCTGGTCGAGATTCTTGACTCTTTCAGTGAGTGACTTAAGATCTTTGTCGCTGAGCTGAGACTGGAGTTCTCGAACATCCTTGGCCGTTGCTCCGGCATCAACAATGTTTTTAAGAATTGATGCTGATGCTTCAGCCTTACTCTTCTTCTCAGAAGCTTCCTTAATGCCTTTAGAAATCTTAACAATATCCTCAGCAGTCCTGTAAGCATTAACCCCAGTCTTAACAACAGAGTTAAGATCATCAACCGTTCTGGCAAAGTCTTTAAGCTTCTTCATCTTGCCAGGATTCTGGGAAGAAACTAGAGCCTTAACCCTAGCTTCAGTATTAATTCTTTCGATAGCGTCATTAAGCTGTTTATTTGTAAGCTCACTTTTATGTTCGTACACGAGTTTAGCGTCTCCAGACTTAACAATCTTATCGAGTTCTTCTTTTCTCTGACGTGCTGTTTTCGCTTTCTGCTCATAAGCGGCTTTCGCCTCTGCAGATTTTTGATTACGACTTTTCTTAACGCCAATGATCTTTTTAACTTTAGTGTTTCCAGCTCTACCTACAGAATTGGACTTGCCTTTGCCTTTAGACTTTTTAGCTGCTCCTTGTTCTTTTCCGCCTTCGCCACTTTTTCTAGGAATTAATGAGTAAGGTTGGTATCTTCGAATACCCCATTTCATCCCTAAAACACCGTGATGCCAAAGTTCATTTTCAGGGTTAAAATGAATATCTGATATGAGAATATTATCCATCTTTTAACTCCTCTGAGAATACTCCTAACCTCCACTCAAGCTCAGATGCTCTATCGTTATAAGCTTGCATCGCTGAGCTGTTCTGCGGAGGATCAAAAGTAAGTTTAACTTTTAAATACATATATTCCTTCACAGCTTCGAGGTCAAAACAGTCGAATTCTGACCATCGAGTCTCTGGGCCTGTAATCTTAAAAGGTTCGTCAGGGCCAACACCAACCTGAGCTAGTACTGTGAAAGTTGAATTAATAAAAATTTGGAGGTCTGTATCGAAGTATGTATTCTCTTCATTAAGACCTCCTATAAGTTTCTTTACGGACAGCAATATACTGTCATCAGTTTTTATCTCTGCCATTAGATCCTCCTAATGCTCTTTAATATCTTCAATCCCTGGCGGATCATTGACATCATCAGCTAGTAATCGCATTTGTTTAATCAGCTGCTTTCTACGTTGTTCTGTAGTATTTGGATTTCTTGCCTCTTCATATAAAGGAACTTTCTTATCTTTAGCTTTCTGACTCGATTTAGTTTGAAACTGAATCTCGAATGTATAACCATCTGGTGTCTCAAAATTACACTGAACTGACTTATGATTTACTTTACCCTGCCGATATTGCTCGAAGTAGTTCTTGCATTTACTTTCTGAATAGCCATTAGATTCCATCTGAGACTTTATTAAACTGTACTGTTTAACAAAGTTTTTATCAGATAATATTGCTGTATATCGAACAGCATCCTTAATGTCCTTTGAAGCTAGCTTCCGAGCTATAGAATCCTGAGTCTTAAGACGGTTCTCTAGACCGTACATATGAGCGCCACATCTTTCAACGCTTCGACCGACATCATTTGTAATTTTAGGTTCCCTACGCTTCGCTTCCTGGTAAATCTTGCGGGCTTGCTTAATTTGCGGTAATTCTTTTCCTCGCTTCCCGGATTTTCTAGGAACTGTGCTGTAAGATTGATACCTGCGAATGCCCCATTTCTGTCCAATGACTCCATGATGGCAAAGATAATCATCATTCATCGTATTACCTCCATGGGCAAGTATCATTAGGGGTCCGAATCACTGGTTCTTCATCGTAGAGAAGTGTTTCATCGCCATAATGAATTGCATCATGTGTAAGTTTAATCGTTGTTATCAAATATTCTGGATTTGCGAGATAGTCCGATGAACAAAGAAGATCGTTTACATCTATAGGATTCATGTGATGTATAAAAATCTTTGTTCCTTTCGGTATCTCTCTTGTTTTGAATGCCAAGTCGCACCCAAAATCTCTTGCGATGATTTTGGAACGTAACTGTTTCCATTCAGTTGAATGATAGAATGCCTGGTTAAGGTGCCTGTCAAATCCAAAAGTCTCTTCACCAACTCTATCGCCAAGTTTTAAATAGTTGTATCGCTCAATGAAAGTAGGGATCTTAATTAGTTCAGAGTATGTACGGATCATCTGGCACCTCCTCAAGACCAACATAAGACCTCATGGCAGCCATAGCCTTGTCATACATCTCATCGGTTCTCTTTGCTGCGTCAAGAACCTCTTTCTTAGACTTTAAAACCTCAGTTTCATGTTTAAGCTTCTCCTGTTCGAGCTTCGTCTTCTCCGATCCAAGCTTAATTAGTGCTGTTATCTCCTGACCTGATGCTGTTCCCTCTAAAAGACGTTGCTCGACGCGATCATAGGCCAGAGAAACGAGTTGTGCAACTCGTGCCTCCTGTGAAACTGCGGGTCGGAGCTGTCTATGAGGCTCATCCGCACTTGCTTTTCTTCGAGCCATAAACTTCCGACTCCTTTCCATCTAGTTTCATGAACTATGAATATACTTTAAATCGCTTTAGATTATGTTCTAGGAGGCATAGAAAGAGATTTTACATTGTTTGGACACACTTTTTAACCCTTGAAAGGAGCAACTAGAGCAGGCAGATGAATAGTTCCTAGCTATGCCCCCTAGAATATAATCTAAATATAACCCCCGGAGAAAAATATAAG